AGCACCAAGCATAAAAATCCGCATAACCGCAGTGGTATATTCCGACTTTTCGCACCCAAGCATTGACGGAAGCAGGTTTTCAATATGGGTATTTCCATCCCAATTCTCATAACATGACTCGAGCATTTGCCTGACCGGGTTAACCGGCAGGCGAGCCGCCGCATTGGTCAGGCCATCCATGATCTTCTCACTGGATTTCAAACCGTACTTCTTTTCGATGTAGCTCCGCAGGTTGCTGTCGTCAGTGTTATCCCACTCACGCCATCCTTTTCCGATCCTCCACGGAAGCGAGCCGTAGACATACGGGCAATACGCAATTTCGTTGTATCGGATGCGTCCGTACAAATCTTTATCGTATGATATGGCCTCCTCAGCGTTCGCAATGGTCTGCGCAGGTTGGTCTGTTATGTTGCCGTCCTTGTCGAGCTTATATGTGAGCTGGGGCTCATGCCATGCCGGGATGTCCTTTGAAATGATCTTGAGCTCGCCCTTGTGATACTTGAGGGCACTTGAAACAAGCAAATCCAGCTCGTCATCCGTAAGCGGATCGTCACAAGCGGTTTGGTTCGTAGCTCGGATCGTTGCCATGATGGCAGCATCCGGATATCCCTGCGCCTGTAATGAGCACGCCAGATGGAACAGTGTCGAATTTCGCTCACCGCTCTTGATGGTTGTTGGAACTAGCAGCTTGCCTTTGGGCTCATCACTCGATTCCTGGCCGACACCCAAAAACTTCATAACCTGCGCATCTACTTCGGCAAGTTCAAACTCTTCCGGGCTGAAATCCCACTCGTACTCTGACCCGTTTGGGTGTGTTGACGGAGGCGCAATCACATACCCGCCTTCGCCTCGAACATCCACCCCGTCTAGGATCCCCGCCCGGTTCTTTATGTCTTTGCCGTGATATCGCAGATAAAGATGCGTACCGCCGCGCCCCGTTGTTGCCGCAACTGTTTCGGGGAGCTTTCCGTTCTCTGCTTCCCATCGGCTCACTTCCAGCCTGCCATCAATTCCCTTTTCGTCATCGATGTCCTCATCAATCACGATTAGGTTTGATATTGAGCCGGTCGCAATGCCGATCGAAGCGTCCGGATACCGCCCCCACCACGCCATGATGGCGCCAGGTGTTTTCTTTGCATCCAAGCAGCCATGAGGTGTAAGTGGTTTTTTAGTTGCGTGTCGTACCGGGAACACTGCCCATCCGTATTTTGTTGCGTAAGTAAGAGCCGCTTGTAAATTCCTGTTTTCTTCACTCATGGCTCAATATTTCCGTTATGATTTGTGCGGATTCGGTCGGTGCGCAAAATAAAAACTGCACGCCATACCGCTCCGCTATGGTCTCCATTGCTTTTTGTAATCTCGCACCCTGCACGCAATTCGGAGAAAACACCACTCGCGGGTTCACCCATTTATGGACTTCGGAGATGTCGTTGATCCCATTCTCGTTTTCAATCAAGAAAATCAGCCTACACCCCGCTGCTTTCGCGGCTTTGCATTCTCGGATGAACCGCTCATGCTCCGCTCGCTTCCCGCAGATATTCCCCGCGATTTCCTCCATGTCCTTTTTGGTGTCGATTGATATCGGAGGAACTGCGGCGTAATCCCCGAAGGGGAGCTTGCACCGCACAAGCTCGACATCGTTCTTCTCAAACCATTCGTGTTTTGTGCGGTGCTTGCCGTCCTGTTGGCGGGTGTCCTCTATGATTGTCATGCCCACGGGACTTCCTCATCCGTGTCTTCCGCCATGTTCCAGTTATTGGCGGGGCCGGGAGCGTTAGCAGCAGGCGTTGCGATTGCTCCCGCCGTCTGCTTAAGTTTCGGAACCTTCTGGGCCTCAAGATCTGCAACGGCACACTCCCGATTCACGTATAAGCGAGTCTTCAAGTCTCCGCTGTTGCTGTAATACTGTTCCTCCCCCAGAACGAGCCCGATTCGCTTGCCGGTGAGCGTCTTCTCGTCCGCATTGATGGCGCCTCCATCAAAAACATAATTGCCGTTGCTTTTACTGACCGCAGAGCAGAACCGCTTAAACATCGGGAGGGCCGCAGGCTTGTATGACTTATAAAGCATCCCAATGTTCTTCCAGTCTGGATGGTTAGACCGCATTTCGCCGTAATACCCGGCGAACTCCCCCTCTGCGATGTCATAGGCAATTCGCAGGTATTCGCTGTTGGGGACATCCTCCGCCGCAGTGATGACGCAGTTGTAAGCGCCTGCCGGGAGACGTTTAAATTCGCCGGCTTCCTGTACGTTGGTTAAGTCAAGTTTCCTCATTGATTATTGATCTCCTTTTCCTCTGATAATTTAGCTTCAAGTTTGTCGCGTCTATACCACTCGCACAGCCACTTGTAACCGAATTTTGTCTTGTTAGCGACATTTTCTAATGTCATATTCTTATCTAAGCATCTGAGAAGCAGCTCATATCTGCGACACAAAAACCAATCCATAATTGATCTTTTCTTTATTCTGCCAGTAAGTGATCCAAAATCGCTCGGAGTGAGAGGCTCGCAATTGAGAGCTTGATCCGCGATATGATGGCACATCTTCTCAATCACTGGGTTTAAAACACTCCAGCTGCACATGTCTAAGTCGCCATCTTTCGAGTAATCCCTGGACGCATATTCGGTTTTTATTGTCTCTTCTGCTTTTTTAGCGAGGTTATTAAGCAGCCCATCTCTTTGCTCAAGAAGAGCATATCGCTGTTCGCGTTCCTTCTCGGCTTTTTCCTGTTCCTCTTTAAAGCGATTGCTATAGGTTTCTTCAATAGCCTCTCGTCTTCGGTCAATAGCGTGATATATAGTATGGCAGCGATTACACAGTGTGATAAGGTCGCAAATATTTTCATGGAATATATTTACGTAAGTAAGATGATGTGGGATTATATCTTTCGAAGATCCGCAAATAACACATCGGTAATTATCGCGCCGAAAAACGGAATTTCGGATCTCTCCAAATTGAGGTGTCTGCAGATATGCCTCGTAGCGCGTTGGAACTCGTATATTAAGGGGCTGCACTATTCTTTATCCCCCATCCCGTAATATTCCCTGATCGCCACATCCACCGCCTTCAAATCATTCGAGATTTCCAAATCAAACATTCCTTCGGGCGACTTCGCGGAGCTCATGCCGTTGGCCTGCGTGAAGAATTTGTGATCCTGGCAGAAGAGCACGACATCAAAACACCCCTCAACGGTCAGCTTCTCATCGAGCATCTTCCCAATCGTCTTCACCTTCTCGCGCCCGTCAGCGTCCACCTCTGTGTGGTGGAGGAAATAAACGATCTTGTTGTCGTCCTCGAGGTCGTTCACGAAGTGGATCAGGTCGCGGAAATTCTTGGCAATCTCCGTGAATTTGTCATATCCCTTTTCGCCTGAGCGATCGAAGAGCTCGTTGACTAGTAAATACTGGCTGTCATCGATCACTACCGCGGGCACCTTCGCCCGCTGGATCTTCCGCTCGATCCATGCGTACTTCGCGGCGTTGGCCTGCGCATAAGTGTTGATGTCGGCTGAATTCTCGTACTTTGGAACCTTGAACACCTTGAGCTCGGACCTAAACGGGAGCCGGCCCTTCTCGACTGAGATGATCCCGACCTCTTCGGGCTTGAAGTTCTTCAGACTGTACGTCTTGCCGGAGCCACTTCGCCCCTCAATTAAGACTGGTAAGCTGATAAGTCATCCCTCCCCTCTGCATATTTCCAAATATATCCACCTGCTTTTAAGTGACTTCTGGCAGATCTTGTTATTGTTGTTTTGTAAATTCCCGTTTGCCTGCTTGCTTCAGCCGCAGACTCGAATATGCTGATAAGTTCATTTTTTATGGAAAACATAGCGACAGGCTTTGATGCCTTTTTACCGTTTTTAATTGCGTTCTCTTTATAGATTGGTTTTGAATAATCCTGTTTTAAGTGGCGAGTTTTTGCACCCTCTCCATAGTTCATGTTGTACTTAGCTGTGCACCACTCAAGGTTATCGACATTATTATCAGACCTAATTTCGTTCTTATGGTTGATCTGCGGATAATTGTATGGATTTGGTATAAATGCCTCAGCCACCAATCTGTGAATGGAAAACATCCTTCCGCCATATTCGTTAAATAACTCTACGGACTGATATCCATTTCTGTTTGCTGGCTTTAAGAATTTATGCGTTTTATTACTCCATATCATTCCCGTCTCATAAACGAGGTAATCAGGATAGTCTTTCACCGGAAGCGCCATATTATTCCCCCTCCATCTCATACGGGAGATCTAACACCGCCAACAGCGCATTGACCCGCTGCGAGTCATACGGAATGCGCGGATCTGTCAGGATGTTGATCACACACGTCAATCTCTGTCTATCCTCCCGCAAAGAACTGTACGTCCATACCGGAATTGTGATATACTTGCTTTCGGAGACAGCTTCCCCAAGCGTCTCCTTTGGCGTGGCGCCCGTTCCCTTTGCTGTTGTCGGTGCGGGCGCTTTTTTATGCCTGTAACTCATTTGATTCCTCCTTTTTGATGTTGTAGATTGATGACTGCGAGACGTGGTACTTTGCCGCCAGACCCGCGACTCCCATGCCCTGTTTCAGATCGGCGATGATCTTGTCCCGTGTTGCATCAGGGATCTTCGCCGTCTTGACAGTTTTCGGCGGATTGTCTGCCGCCACTTTTGCGATAATCTGCTTTGCGGCCTGCGATCCAACCGGCACGGGCTTAACGACCCAATCAGGGTCATCGTCTGCCGCCGGCTCAGGCTTAGGCTCATGTCGTGCCCGCATCCGGTCGACCTCCATCTGGAGCTTCCTCGCTTCCGACCGCGCCTCGTTGGTTGAGGCGTAAATGTCCTCGAGTACGCTCTGCAAGAGCCGCCTGAGCTCCGGGACTAGCTCGTCCCGATCTGCTTTTCGAATGAGGTAATTCGCGCTGGATACCCCATCCAGAATCTCATCAATTTTCTGTATCACTCGTCACCTCCAAATAACAGCCCTGTGAGGGCCAGCACGGAAACGCCACCGCCCATGAGCAACCATCCGGAGACTTCTGTGTTGATGGTGGACGCCCCGTCAACCACACACGCCCCCGCCACAATCATGAGGACGGAAGCAATCAGCACCAGACGGTGCAAGATGATCACGAGCGACTCGATGCGCTCGTTACGTTTCCGTGCCGCCATTCTGCGGGCTCTCTCCACTTCCCGCATCCGGTCGTGGACAATCTCCACGCCGTCATAACTCAGAGTTCTTCTCATGTTTTCCCCCTTACAATTTGGACGATTTCCGAATCTGTCAGCGGTGACGCTCGGATAATCCTCCGCAACTCCCCCAGTGTCAGCAATGCGGGATTCTCTCGCCGTCTGCTATATGTCTGTGGGCAGATGCCCACGCTCTTGTACCAGTCCGCTTTTTTACCGGCATACCCGGAGCGGATGACCGCCGCGTCGATGATGAGGGCGGTCGGGTCATGGTTCCGTATCTCGCACCTCCTTCCTTGCGTTTACGCAAGCTCTTGAGTAAAAAAAATTTCCTGCGGGTTCTCAATGCCCAAGAAATCAATCAGAGCATTGATCTCCGATCGCGTAAAATTCCCGTCAGCGTTTATCTTCCGATAAAGCGTTGAGGCATCAATCTCAAGGGCTTTTGCGATTTCCTGATATGTCTTGCCAGACAGAACAACCTGCGCTTTGAAGCGCTTTTTGTCAAACACTCAATCACCTCCTTTCTGTATTCTTGCGTTTCCGCAAGTCTCATCCTACTATAAAAATCTTATGGTGTCAATGCATTTATGCAAGAATTTTATCGTTGTTTGCTATGCATCATTGCAATTATGCAATACTTCGTATATAATGTGGTTCTGGGGAGATGGAGGACGAACCATGACGATAAAAGACAAACTTAAAGGCAGACGGCAAGAGCTGGGGCTCACGCTGAAGGATATTGCGGAAAAAGTCGGCGTAAGCGAGGGCACGGTTTCCAGATGGGAGTCTGGGGATATCGCCAATATGAGACGGGACAAAATCGTGAAGCTCGCGGATGCCCTGCAGATTTCGCCATCCGTCATCATGGGATGGGACGACACGCCCGTGTATAGCAATATCCACCCGATCGGGATCGTGCGCCTGCCGATTCTGGGGCGTGTGGCCTGCGGAGAGCCGATCTTTATGGCGGAGGAAAAAGAGCTTTACGTTGATACCACCACCGCCCTGCGGGCCGACTTCGCCCTGATCGCGAAGGGCGATTCGATGACGGGAGCTCGGATCTTTGACGGCGACATCGTATTTGTGCGGAAACAGGATACTGTTGAGAATGGGGAAATCGCCGTTGTGGCGGTCAATGACGAGGCCACGCTGAAACGGTTCTACAAGTACGGGGACGACCTGATCGTCCTCCGCGCAGAGAATCCCGCATATAAAGACATGGAGTTTCGCCCGGAAGACGGAGACACCATCCGTGTACTGGGTAAAGCAATAGCATTTCAAAGTGATGTTAAATAAAAGGAGGCGGGAAATGAGAACAGCGCAAGAAATGTATTCTGTATGTGTAGCAAATGGATATGGTGCCGGCTTCAACGAAAAGAACTCAATAAAGCATTTTGCCGTTATTGAGAAAAACCTCCAGCCAGATGAGACGGTAGAGCTGGTATTTATCGGATTACACAACTATAGAAGCGTGACGAAGCATGATAATAATTTTGCTTATGCTATAACAAATAAGCGCATCCTTATGGGGCAGCAAAAAGTGATCGGCGCGAATTTTCAAGCTGTCAGCTTAAATAATATCAATGACATATCGTTTACCAGTGGCATGGCCTTCGGTGTAATCACCATCGACACCATGAAAGAACGATTCAATGTTGCGATCAATAAGGAATCCGCAGCAAAGGTAAACACAGCGATCCACGAGACGCTAGACAGGATTCGCTCGGCAAGCCAGCCGCAAAGAGCCCCTCAGGCTCCGCAAGAGGATGTGATGACGAAAATGATGCAGTACAAGAACATGCTCAACGCAGGCCTTATTACGGAAGCCGATTATGAAGCCGCAAAGAGGAAACTTCTCGGAATTTAAGCAATAAAAAAGGCGGAGAGCCTCGCCCACCACAGCCTGACTCTCCGCATATATCACCACATGACGGCGCATCTCACTACATTTTCCGTACACTAATGAGATGTGTCCCACTACACACCGCCACGAGGGTCACAATATGAAAATCGAAAAAACAAAATCCGGTAAATATACCACCCGCGTTTGTCTCACGGATGCCACCGGCAAAAAGCATTTCAAGCGGTTCACGGGCAAGACAAAGGCCGAAGTCCGCAATTCCGCCAATGACTATCTCAATGAGAATCTGGTCTTTGCGGAATCGCCCGTCCTCTCCGTCTGCGCAGAACGCTTCCTGACGCGCTCTGAGGCCGTTCTAAGCCCCAATACGATACGGGGCTATAAAATATCCGACCGATACTTCAAACGCTCTTACAGCGCATTTTACGGGCTTTCAATCGACCGCATCACATCGCCTGTCCTCCAAGATGTGATTGACGGAATGGTCAGGGACGATCTTTCCGCAAAAACCATCTCGAACCGGATCGGGTTCCTCAGCTCCGTCTTTGCGTCTGAGGGCCGCAAGCTCCCGCGCCACACCATGCCCAAAATCCGCCAGTATGAGCCGATCGTGCCCACTCAGGACCTAATCGGCCAGGTATCCGCCGCCGCCAAAGGCACACGCTACGAGATTCCGCTGGCTCTGGCGGTATTTGGTCTCAGGTGTGCAGAAGTTTGTGCAGTACGTGCGCAGGATATCGATAAAAACAACGTCCTCCACGTCTGCCGCGCCCTCGCCACCGATGATGACGGGTATATCCATGAAAAGCCGCCAAAAGAGCGAGCTTCCGACCGATTTATCCCGCTCCCCGCTGAGATCGCCGACCGGATCAGGGCGGACGGAAGGGCCACCAAGATGTCACCGCATGACTGGTCTGCCGCATTCCCGCATCTGCTTAACAAGGCAGGCATCCCGCCAGATCAGCGTTTCCGCCTGCATGACTGCCGGCATTTTTTCGTGAGCTATTGCCATGACGTGCTACGGCTCTCCGATGCGGAAATCATTAAATTGTCCGGACACACCACCGACTACGTCATGAAACGAGTTTATCGGCACGCCCTGTCCGATCATGCAAGCGCCGTCACCACTGGACTGTCCGATCTGATGAATCACTCAAAAAGTGGCAACAAAAATGGCAACTAAATATCCCATTTATGCGAATAAACATCCCATTTTCGCGAATGTCTAACCTAAAGAGATACCCCAGAAATGCTGATTTTTCAAGGAAAACCGCATTTTCTGGGGCTTCTTTATGAGTGGAGATGAAGGGATTTGAACCCTCGACTAAACCGCATAAAATCAACTAAAACTCGCATCGTTGGCAACCGTTCTGACTACTTCGTTGCCACGAAAAACGGTTACATAAAACCCTTCACCCCCGAAAAACTTTACAAAAGTTTGGTTATATTTTGAGGGCGATTAATGGATTCTGTTAATATTTCACAACCCGATCAGCGAGGCCCATGTCTTGCTTCCAGCAATCCCATCAACGGTCAGCCCGTGAGCCTTCTGATACTGTGTGATGGCGTTGATGGTGTTGCTCCCGGCGTCTCCGTCAATCCTGAGAGCGGAGCCGTCCGCGTTGGTGTAGCCGAGCCCCTTAAGCAGCGTCTGGATGAGCTTGACGGATGCGCCCTGCGATCCTCTCCTTACTGTTGATGGTGTAAACATATATGTTGATCCTCCCGTCTGTTTGCTCTGCTCCGGATCCACTACGGCCTTGCTCCCGTCCGGCAGTGTGATTGTGCCGTTTGACCGGTACTGCTTCACGTTGGCGATAAACTCGGCCCACGTCCAGCTCGTCTGTGTGTGGTTATTACGGACATAGGGATTCGGGCAACACTTGC